CGGTCCCTGTAGCCTTGTCCGTCATTTTTATCGCATTCACATAGTTTTTTACGATCTCCTGAATAACTCCAAGAAGTTCCGTCGTCATACGATGCTCACACCTCCCAGCTGTTCAAATGATTTCACTTCGATCTGCATGGTATGGTCCTCTCCTTCCCATTTCTGCGTCACCTTCTCAGCGAGAAGCAGTCTGGAAACAGCGAGGTCCTCAATATCTCCGATCTTGACCGGAAGGATCATACCGGCACGAATTTCCGGAATTCCGATAGCTTCCAGCTTCAACGTCTGAAGAACCCGGTTGTAATACTGGAGATATGCCTCACACATCTTGTCGATCTGCGCTTCATTCAGGTTCTCATCCACCTCATCATAATACTGGAGCAGTCCCCACTTTTTGATGGTATCGGTGTCTTCATGTACGTACACGTCAGTGCGTCCGCTCTTTTCGTTCTTCCGTACGAGCTTCACACGGTTATAGGTATCTGAGTCGATATCACGCTTATACGTGTAATCTGTCACCAGACTGCCATCTCCTACCATTGTGTTCGTAAACCAGTTTTTCGCCTCCACAAGCGTCAATTCTCCGGCTTTATCGTACAGAATGAAGATCTTTCCGGTCTGAACGATCGTCTCTGACAGCGCGTCGAATATAATGTTCAGACAGTCTTCATCTTCTTTCAAGAACGTCGGGAACACATATCCGGTTTTCTCCAGTGTTCCAACCGTCAAGCCAAAATCTCCGGCGATCCGGGTGAGGATCTGTTCAAAGCTCATGTTGTCGAGGGAATAGCTGGCATTTGACTTCAAATATCGAAGCTGATCATAAGCGGTATAAGAAGTCTCCCCATCCCGCGTCCGCTCGATCGTAAATACGAACCCTTTAAACAGCTTCATGCCATTCACCAGGTACTCCACGGAGCTTCCCTCCGGGATCCCGATTGAGCCATCCTCAAGACAGGTAAATTTCAGCTTTCCGGGAGAATCCATCCGGTTTGTCGTGAATTCGATCTCCCGGACCACCTCTATGTATTCCATGATCGTCAGCTGTTCCGATCCATCCGGCGCCTTTCCCCTGATCTGAATCTGCAGTGATTTTTCCATTGCTCATCACCCCGTAATCTGCAGCTGGCTTTCCTGTACCCATCCATAGGATCCGACATGGACCGGATATGGATTTCCGGAAACGATCCGCGTCACCGTAGTGCTCAGGTTGTTTGCCGTTCCATGTGGTCTCCCCCCATAGCTGTCATAGCAGTATTCCCCGTTTACGATCACCGCGGCACCGACACGAAGAACCGGGGATTCCACCGCCCTCGGAGTCTCTGTAGACGCCTCGGCGCTTGCCTGCCCTGCGGCCGGAGTCTTTAAGATCGAGACGACCTTCGGTGCATGGGAACGATACTCCTGCAATTCCAGGCTGTAATAGATATCTTTGGGTTCCCCGCCCTTATCCTTCGTCTCAAAGTTTGAAACAATACATTTCATATTGGTGTCGGATCCTCCGGACCTTGTAATGATCAGCCGGCAGATCTGCTTTTTCTTCAATGCATTTTCAAAGTATTTCAGATAATAGGATGCCCCGCTGTTCACATATACAGCACTCCGATCTCCCGGGAAAAAGGATTCCCAGGATACCTCTTTTAAAGATGGCTTCCTGGGAACCACGATCTCACCCACACCGATGACATCATACGTTTTATGGTCTGTCGGATTTTTTATTTCAATCTCTTCCGGGTTTACCGGGAGTTTTATCTTCTTTCCGGCAAATACCAGATAGATCGAACATCTGATTTTTAATTTTGCCATGAACACACTCCTTTCATCATCCGTGCGATACCGATGTCTGGGAGTTCATCTGCTCGATGAGCATCTTCCGGATATAATCCGTGACATCATCAGCCGTCAGATTTCCTCCGGCGGATTCCGGAACCGTCACATGGATCTCAGGTGCCAGAGTCTTTAATTCGATTTTGTTCATATACCGGCGTTCCGCAAGATCCCGGTAGATCTTCAGGTCTTCATCCGACAGCTTGAT